ACGGTGATCTTCCAAGTCCTGAAACCGTGCAACGTCGCTTCGGAAGTTGGTCAAAGGCCAAAGAACAGGCTGGCGTCAACTAACGCCACTAGTTTCTCATAGTATATTATTGCCTGCGTAGTGACGGCAGCAGTCCTATCTCAGGCCCGCTGCTCACTGGCGTGTACGAAGCTGATGGCGTGTTTAGGCTACACCGAGTATCACGTGCTGTGCTGGCCGACACACAATATTTTTGTGCGAACGGACTGTACTGCATAGTGTGATAGATCATCTAACGACGACGCCCGGAAATGGCTCTGTCACAGCGTTCGTACTCGTCGGTCCACCAGCCAGCGGAAAGACGACGGTGCGGTCGCTGTTTGAAGATCACGGTGCTGTCGGCCGAGACCTAGCTCCGCTCCGCGAGTCTCCTGGCACGGCGCTTGATGACGACACTGCATTTGCAATTGCACATACGATTGCTGAAGCACGCAGTAACGATGTGCGGGTTGCGTGTATCGAGGGGGCAGTCAGTGATACGGACGTTACTCGCGTCCGTGAGCTGGCAGACAGAACGCTTGTTGTTCGCGTACACGTGCCCGACTCAACTGAGCGGTTGACACGCTACGTTGATCGTGAGTTGGAGTACAGTGCTGGTGAAGCAGTGCCAGCAGACAGACGCGCAGCTGTTCGGATGTATGCACAGGCACGCGAACAGACAGAGCGCCCGTACCCAACACACACGGTGACACTTGTGAACAGTACCGAGACGTCTGTTACGGAACTGTTCAACCGTGTCGGACACTTGATGGATACGCTGACAACCACGGCAGTTCCTGACGCAACACCCAGTGCTACGACCGAGACAGCAGACACAGATGTCTGTACGTTAGATGGCGTGGTCAACACGTCAGACCTCGATATGGAAACACTCAGCGAGTTGCCTGACAAACTCACGAACTCTACTAACTCATGAACGCACGCAAATACGTCCGTGATGAAACTGACGTACGTGTTGATCTCGTCAGTTCAACGCCCCGTCCAGATGAACTTGTTGTCCGCTGTGCGCGAGGCGACACAAGCGAGCAGTATGTTGGTAGCGCTGACCTTGTTGATATCCTTGCAGACACACAGTATCAAGAAAGCGACTACGATCGCGTTGTCAACAACCACCTGCCGTCGTTCACCCAGACAAAGGCACACAACACTGCTGTTCCACGCGGGATCGCTGAGCAGCGCACCAAGGTGTATGCTGTCTTACGGCGCCTGTTTCGGCGCAACCACTGGGGGCCGTTTGAGCACCCACACGTTACAGTTGGCTTCAAAAATATCTCTGTTCAATCTGAACGCCAACTGACTCGCCATCGACACGCAACGTTCGATGTACAGTCACTGCGATACGTCGACGTCTCAGATACTGTAGCAGGCGAGTCAGTAGACTCGCCTACTACTAGCCAGGCACAGCCTGGCGTCGTAGGCGGTCTCATGCCGAAATCGGCAGTCGATGCTGATCACGCAACCCGACACGGACAACTCGACATGGACGACGCGGATCGAGAACACGCACAGGAGATAATCGCTGACGAACAGCAGGATGCTGGTGACAGCTATCGCGAGCTGCGTGAGCTGGGCGTGCCGGCGGAAGATGCGCGGGTTGTACTCGGTATGGGTACACAGATCAACATGACCATGACAGCAAACCTCCGGACGGTGTTACACGTACTGAACTTGCGTGAGAGTGCTGGTGACGCACAGTGGGAAATCCGAGGCATCACTGGCTTGCTCGAAGAAGAACTGCGATCGTGGGCACCGATGACGATGGATCTCTGGGATCAATACGGGCCGATACCAGACGGGCCCTGAGATCTGTCCAGGCAACAGTAGGTGACGTAGCAACTGCGTCGGGCCGTGCTCGACTAGTAACTACGTAACGCTAGCTGACGCAGTTATGGTCTCTGAACTGCTCTAAGTTGTCTTTGACAGTGTTGAGCTCCGTGAGCATGTCGCCAGTCACAGAGATGGTAACTTCAATTGTGTCCGCATCGCTTGCAATCGCTGTTGAAAACGACACATCACTGCTCGTTCCAACAAGATCTGTAAGCACGTTCGTATTGATGTAGCTGTCGCGGACGATAATAAGCGCCTCTGAGTCACAGCAGCGCAACGAGACAGAATGCATTGTCGCTAGCTCTCGCATATATTCGATGATCGTCTCGATACCAACAGTTGTGTCAGTAGTTGAAAATGAGATGTCATCAGTGCACAGTGACGTATCTGTTGTTTCAATAACAACAGGCCCTCTATCGGTAGTGACAACAACAGTGTCGGTGTACGACTCTGACATGTATGGCTTGTCGACACCATCCCGGATAAGCATTTCGCGAACTACACGTAGTAGTCGCGTGTGAGTGTATTTTTTGTGTATGCTCGTTGTCCAAAGAATTAACTACTGGCTTCTACATATAGCATACGTAATGGTGGATGCATACACCGTTGATGGACCAGCAGAGTTTGCCGAGACGGCGACTGATCTCGATATGAATCAAAACCAGCTTTCTGGAGATCAGTTCACAGACTTGTGGGACCTGTGGGATCTACGAACAGAAATGTTCGGCCCGTGTTCGCTTGTCGTCGTTCAAGAGTGGTTTGCAAGCGATGAGTTTGGTGCGCTGCGACCGTTTGTGTTCGCACAGGTTGAACACGATGATCCAAGTTCGGGTGCTGTGTTGTTTGTTGACGCACAGCTTATCGATATCTCAATCGTCCGCGGGGGGCATGTTGACGCCATCGCTGACCCGGATACTGAACTCACGTTTGGCCGTGTCGTCACAGAGCTTGATATCTCTTCAACGGATGACTACATCGATGAGTCAGGTAAAGCGTGGATCCCGCGGTCGTTGATGACTGTGTTTCAGCTCCCCGAGGACAGTGAGCCCGAGACTCCTGATACAGATGCTGCAGTTGGTGAACGTACTGATCCGTCTCGTGTCACTGGGGGCGTCCTTGGAAACTAACGGCCGAGAACGGTTCCGCTAATGACCGCCGTCCACTGTGGCGTCACCCACTGCCCACACTGCAGCCGTGAACTATCGCCGGCGGTTGTCGACGACGGTCGTCCACTGCAGGTACTCGAGCAAGTGTGCGACTCGTGTGAGTATGCGACTGTAATCGGTGTCGTTTGGTATCCGGCAGATGCGTTCTATGAGGTTGTTGGCCGGCTCACAGACGCACGCACGTGTACGTCATGTCGTAGTGGCGGGTCGTTCTGTGCCATCGACAGTCGAACAACGGTTGCGACGGTACGGTGCTGGAACTGTCTCCGAAGCCATCACAAGCGTGCGTTCAGGCGGGCAGCTGATGTACATCCAGACTGCACACTACCACCCGAGCAAGCGTGCGGGTTGGACACAGACTGACAGCACGACTCTGCTTTGAGTCAGCCTGTCGGGTGCTCACTCGTTGCCGTTGTTGATGGCGCTGATGTTGATGACAGCACCGTCTTCTTTTGATATCAGGTAGCCAATGATTCCGCCCACGACTGAGTGGAGCAGGATTGGCGTCTGGTACCGAGCCAGCCAGATCTCAGAGAGCACTGAGATGATGTACACCATCAACAGTACGATTGCGATGATGCGTCTGATACTCCCCTCGTCGAGCTTGTTCACCTTTGTCGAGAGCCCCCATCCGACGATTCCCCCCAGTAAGAAACTGATTAGTGACACCATCAGGTAGCCAAACAGCTGCGCTGGTGGTGGGGTAATGCTTGGACTGATACTCGAGATAAGTGTAAGGACGCTCACGGCGCGAAGTACTACACCGACTATGTGTTTGGTAACCAGGACTATCGGTACTGCGTAGTAATACAGCGGGATTAGCTATTCTGTGTCTGCAATTCGTCGTGTATGGCCACGAGTACTGTGATAATACACGACAAATAGAAGAACATCGCTTGTGCTGGCACGAGAGAACCAACTGCGACAGCAAGTGCTGGGATGACGACAATTCCAGCAATACCAAGGTATCGTGGCGTTAGTTCCATTGCGTGTACTATCCTATCAGTAGTCTTCACGCACCCGACCTTGCAAGCAATTGCACTGCCGTTGCTGGAATTACGTGTCTGAAAACAGTAGTGTGCTCGCTGTGTCTCCTCTTGTGACCGCTGTGTGTCAGTAGTCGCCGTTAGCTTTCACACGCCTTGCATTCAAGGATGTCTCGACTGAACTTCTGGGCTGCGTTCACACTGTGCTGGTAGTAGAGGCTCTTGACACCCTTCTCCCAGGCGTTGATGTAGAGTTGGTTGATTTCTTTGACACTCACTTCGTCGGGGTCGATAGAGATGTTCAGACTTTGCGCCTGGTCGATGTGGTCCTGTCGCTGGGCTGCCTGGTTGATGATCGCCATCTGCGGGATCTCAGCGAACGTCTTGAACACATCTTTCTCGTGGTCTGACAGACAGTCGAGGTGTTGGACGCTACCATCTTTCGCAGCGATGCTGTCCCAGACTTCGCGTTCGTCTTTGCCCCGTTCTTGGAGGATTGACTCGAGGAAGCGATTTTTCTGTGTCGACTTGAGCTTCGCCCCATCGCGGACAAAGTAGTTCGACTTTAGTGGCTCGATACTGGGGCTGACCTGTCCGAGGATGACACTGCTGGATTTGGTTGGCGCCACGCTCATTGTTGTCGTATTCCGGCGTCCGTATCCCTCGAGCATCTCTGGTTCGCCAAACTCTGCAGCCATCCGTTCGCTTTCTGCGTAGCTTTTCTCTTTGATGGTCTCAAAGATGGCATTGTTTTTCTCCATTGCTGCCATGCTATCGAACGGGATCAGATTGCTCTGGAGATAGCTGTGCCAGCCGAGAACGCCGATACCGATCGCGCGGTGTCGCTTTGCAAACCGAACGGCTCGCTCCATGAACTGCGTTCCGTCTGCTTTCTGGATGAACTCCTCCATGACTGCATCGAGAAACCGAGTCAGTGTTTCGACAGCATCAGTGTCTTTCCACTCGTCATAGTGGAGTGCGTTCATACTCGAGAGACAGCACACAAAGCTCTCGTCGGGCGTCGCTGGCAGCGCGATCTCTGTACACAGATTTGAGGCGTTGATGTCGTAACCCTTGTCTTTGTAGACTTGTGGCTTGCCCTCGTTCATGTTGTCCCGGAAGATGATGTACGGGACACCGATATTGATCCGCGTCTCGATGATCTCAGCCCACGTCTCGCGTTTGTCTGGGTCACCGTCGACCATCTCCTGGAACCAGTCATCACCGATGATGACTCCGTAGTAGATGTCTTGGACGGGGTCGCCTTCGGTCTTGATGTTGAGCCATTCATCGAGGTCGTCATGTTCGACGTCGATATAGCCGGCAAACTGCCCGCGACGAGTTTCCCCCTGGCTGACGACGTTGATTGCTGTATCGAACAACTCAGTGAAGCTGTAACTCCCGTTGCTCTTCCCGTTATTTGTGATCGGAGCGCCACGTGGTCGCAGCTCACCGAAGTAGCCACTGGTGCCTCCACCCAGCTTTGTCATCTCACCCACCTCTGCATGGGTGTAGAGGATGCTCTCCATGTCGTCTTCGAGATAGCTCCCGAAGCAGCTGATGGGCAGCCCCCTCTCAAGGCCGAAGTTTGCCCAGATTGGGCTGGCAAGGCTGTAGTAGCCACGGCTCATGTACTCGTAGAACTTGTCCGCAAAGCCGTCGTCGTCAAGGATTTCTTCGGCGTTCTCAGCGATCTCACGGATGCGCTCTTTCGGATCGACACCCTCGAGGAGATACCCCTCTCTGAGGAACTCCGTGCTGTCGTCGTTCAACCAGTAGAACGGCTCGCTGTGCTCGTCGTCAAGGAGTGGTGCTGTGGCAGCCATCGTTAGAACATGTCGTCTGCAGTAACGCTCTGTGCGTGTTTGTTGTACGTCGTGGACCGCTTGCTGAAGAAGTCGTTATCCTTCGTCATCATGATATCTTCGTCGAACCAGCGCGTCTCTTCGAGTAGCTCGTCGTCGGTCTCGAAGATGGGGTCGACGTCGACGTTCTCGAGGCTTTGATTGAAGCGGTCTTTGAGGAACTCATCAACATGTTCGCGGGGCAGAAAGTCAAGCTCACCCGCACTGAAGATCCAGTCGAGGATGCCCATCTCTGCTTCGTAGGCTTTCTCACAAGCGTCTTGGACATCCTGCTCAAACTGCTCGCCCAGCAGATCTGGGTTCTCTGCACGGATCGTCTCGACAAGCTCTTGACCGAACAGGCCGTGGATCTGTTCTTCCTTACTCGTTGCTTCCACGGCGTTCGAGATACCTTTGAACTTCTTTTCGTACTTGTCGAAGCTCGTCATGATCAGGAACTGGCTGAACAACGAGACGTGCTCGACAAACGTGCTGAACAACAGGATGCTGCGTGCGTATTCAGCTCGGTCTGCGCTTGCTGCTCCATCGAGACAGTCCTCGAGGTACTCCATGCGCCCTTTGATTGCGGGCACCTCAGTGACCTCCTCGAAGTCATCTTCGATACCGAGGATATCGAGCAGATGACTGTACGCATCCATGTGTCTGACTTCACTCTCAGCGAAGGTCATGCCGACACTGCCGACTTCTGCTTTCGGCATCTGCTCGAAGATGTCTGACCAGAACGTCTTGACCTTCACCTCGATCTGTGCGATTGCAAGCATCGTTTTCCGGATGATGCTCCGCTCTGTTTCGGTTGTATCGACGCGGAAGTCTTGGACATCACCGGAGAAGTTAAACTCTGTATGCACCCAGTAGCTGTTCCGTATCGCATCCGTATAGTCACGGAACTCACCATACTCGTACGGCTTTAGGTGTGCTCGCTCGGTGAAGATGTCCGCTTCTTCGTGTTCGTCTGTAGCTGTAGGATTTCGTGTTGCCATAGATGTCTACCTAAGTCGCGGGATATCTGCGTATGCGACAAACGTAATTAATAGTTTCGGACCCCACCACAACCAGGGTGTCGGATCTGTAGTCAACGCGCTATCGTAGGGGGTACAGACGTACTGTTCTGACACGACATGTCAGTCGTGGTGACTACACCATCACCGCTGTGTCACCGATACTGTGTGTCTACTATCACAAGAATTAAGTGTGTGGCGTGTGTACGCGTACGTGAGCACATGCTAGAAGACCAACTCATCGAGACCATCGAAAATCAAGCATCGATGCGTGATCTCGAGCTCGATGATGTTAGTATCGTGGATGACAACAGCGATGCAACGGTCGTCCGTGTGCTCTATGAGTCAGGGTCATCTGAGACTGACAGCGTTGGCTTCCAGGTCTCACAGCCAGATTCGCCTATGGGAGAACAACAGTTTCGCCGACGGCTTCGCAGCGGACTCGACGAACTCAAGTCATACGTGCATGGGGACACGGATACCGAGACAGCGCCACCTACCGACGAGTCCAGCGCGTCGCCGAGCGATACTGACTCGTCTTCGAAGACAGAGCCCTCGGATGCAGAGACTCCTTCAACAGCGTCATCTCAGACACAGACACAGACAGATGCGAAGCTTGCACAGACACCGGTTAATACAGACCGCGTGACTGTCGCCGTCGAGACACAGCTGCGCCCTGAAGATCGCGAAGCTGTTGTCACAGAAATAGCCGATCTGGTTGATGATACAGCGTCTATCGCGGAACTCGAGCGTGACGTTCGTGATCTACAACAGACAGTGTCAGAACTCGAAGCCCGCATCGAGCAGTACGAATCTGTCTTCGCGCAACTGTCGCCTGCTCCGCCCACAGAATCTGCAGTGTCTGCAACAGAGTCTCCGGCTACTGCAGATGACGCGTCGACACAGTAGGCACTGACACACGCTGTTTGTCGCTATGAACGATGTTGATATCGGCTCCCACTACAGTGGTGGTGACGATACACTCTCACTATCATCGTACAGGGAGTTGCTCAGTCAGCTCACAGAACTGTACATCGGTACCGATGGAGACCCAGATGAGGCGGTGAAGGCACTCGAGTTACAGCTCGATGTGACCAAATCACGACACAATGCAGACGCACACGGGCGCGATACTGCGTTTCAATACGAGTGTGTCGATGAGTCTACCGCACGCGCACCGGGTCCGGTTGATGAAGGCGTTGAGTGGTCTGCCAACGGGCGTCGATAATGAGCCTCCAATATCACTCCCAGTCTACACCGAGCGAGCGCGAGTCACCAAAAACTTGGTACGGTCGGCTGTCACAGGCACTCCAAGATGGACACTCACAACAGCGTGCTGTAGTTCGGAACTTCGTCGACGAGCACGTGCGCCAGCAGTTTACCGATGGCAGCGAATCCGTTAGCGTACAAGAGGAGCTGTTGTATGAGACCGACGCAACGCAGATGTTTGACGACTTTGTTGCCGGGATCGCAGACACTGACGTGTACGTTCCAGCGAGTGTGTATGGTGCAGAACAACTCGTTGTTGAAGCAACGGCACAGTTTCACGATACAGCACAGCTTGCTGAGACACACCAGCACCCAACGACAGTGACGCCATCGTTTGAGTCAACAGTCTGGGTATCGTGTGAACTGGGCGTTCGGGCTCGAGTTGGCAACTACACAGACACAGATGTGTCCTGTCGTGTGTACGTCCCTGACGCTGAGAACTAACACACAGCTGTTCGTCACTAGCAGTACTACACACTCCCACAAGAATTAATTACGCTCGTTGCATACAGCAGTGTATGCGACTGCCAATGGAAGGTCCGCGTCGTCGTATTGCCGTTGATGTTGACGGGACGGTCACGGCTGACCATCCTGAGTGGTGGAATGGTGACTTTGGTGAGCCACACACTGAGGCTATCGAGTGGGTCAACCAACAGTACATCAATGGCCACACAATCATGCTGTATACGGCCCGCCCTGAGAAAGTCCGGCATGAAACGGCTGCATGGCTGCGTGACAACGGGGTGCGATATCACGCACTCGTCATGGAGAAGCTTTCGGCTGCGATGTATGTGGACAATCGCGCTGTTCCGGCGAAGCTAATCCAACAGCCGTCTGCGCCGGACGTCGGTGCCGTAAACGACACTGTCAATGAGTGGTTTGATGACTGAGTATACCACGTTTGACCAAAAACCATCCCGTAGTGAGGCACCAGCAGCGTGTCAGTGGGACGACTGTGACACACAGCCACAGCAAGCAGTACGCTTTGTCGACCCTGACGAGTACGTCTGTTACTGTAGCGAACACACAGACGAAGTCTTCCGCGAACTACCGCGTGCCAAGTACCGGGGGTACATCAGATGAGCTCGCTCACAAACCCGATGCGGTTCAGTCTCAAGGATCGCACCGTTGATGTCGAGAACTATCTCCGGCACCCAGACTCCGATAATAAATACGTCACAGACATAGAGATCCGGCCATCTGCGGGTAATATCTACATCCACTGGGAGCCGGTCACAGATGACACACCACGTGACGGGGGTGGCCAATGAGTGACACCTTGTTTCATATATACATGATATCTGCTGGTGCACTCATCGCGATCGTGATGCTGCAGGAGGTATCGACATCAATCAGCGCTGCGTTTGGAGCACTGGTTGCGCTGTTTACAGTAGTCGTGGCGGAGATGTTTGCATGACGACAGCTGATGACATCTGCGAAGAACTTGGGTTCTCTGTCAGTGAGGCACGTACCGCAGCCACACGTGTCGAGCGTCGCAAAGCGCGTGTCGACGATTGGAATAGGGTACAGATATCGTTTACCCTACCTGATGGGCGCAGTGTATATCGCTTCCAGCGTGTCGTTGACACAACCGCTGCTATCGAGTTCATGATCGTTGGGCTGGGTGATGAACAAATACAGGTCCAAGAAGTTGGACGACCACAACAGCCGTCACGGTCAGACCTGGACGATGACAACGGTGATACTGACACAGACGACACGCTGTACACCGAAGCCGACTATCAACAGTCTGTTTCGTTCGGTCCTGTTGTCTGGCTGACAATTGGCCAGTTCATGCGTCACGCAGAGCCACAGTACACCACTGACGGTGCGCCGGTGTTTGCCTACTGAGTAATGTTGTCGCGAACTATCCTTGCGGTTGCTGTCTTCATCCTTGGCGTGTACACAGTTGCAGCCCAGATGGCAACTGTTGACCCATTACTGTGGGGCATCCGTTGTAGTCTGTGTGTGCTTGGCGGATATCTGCTTGCAACCCTTGGGGTTGCATGAGGAGATACGTAGTGTCTGTCACACGTGAACGCACATCGTGTGGCTGTGAACATACCGCCGTCGTTGATTCCAACAAGAATTAAGTATGCCACTCACGTATGCCAGGTATGGTACAACCCACACTCAAGTGGGCCGGTGGGAAACGGCAGTTGCTCGATTCACTTCACGAGCTACTGCCAGACACCTATGGGCGATACTGGGAGCCGTTCGTTGGTGGCGGGGCGCTTGCCTTTGATCTTGAGCCAGATGCAGGTGTGATAAACGACATCAACACTCGGTTGATGAACTACTATCGCGTTGTCAAACACGAGCCGGAACAGCTCATCGAGATACTGGAGGAGTTCCCCGATCCTGAGTCTGATCCGGACGATACACTACAGTTTGCAAATAGCTCACACTTTGGATACGACATCAACAACTACTACTACCAAGCACGGGCCCGCTTCAACAAGCGCCCGTACGGCTACGAGTTTGACGACGTTGAAGAGGCAGCACTACTGCAGTATCTGAACCGAACCTGCTTCAACGGCCTCTACCGTGAGAACCAGTCCGGTGGCTTCAACACACCAATCGGTGACTACGAGGATCCTGACTGGGTTCAAGCAGAGCGTATCCGAGACCTATCGGACGTCCTTGCGACCGTTGAACTCTACTCGAATCACTACCAGGCAGTCTTGTCTGGCGTTCAGCCTGGCGATCTTGTCTACATCGACCCACCGTATACACCACTCAGTGAGACGGCTGACTTCACTGAGTACAGTGCTGACGGGTTTGACAGTGATGACCAACTCACGCTCCGTGAGACACTCACACAGTTGGTTGACATCGGCGTCCATGTCGTTGCCTCAAACAGCGGTGTCATGAAATCACAGTACCGAGATGCTGGCTTCGATGTCTACACCGTTGATGCGACTCGATCAATCAATGCTGATGCCGATGGTCGTGGGGCTGTTGACGAGATCATCGCTGTGGGTCGTCCCTAATCGCTACGACTACAGTTGCAGCCGTGGTTGCCGTTCTAGTTCTGGTTCGGTGTCCAAATAATTAAGTACGCCACTCGCATACACGTCGGTGATGGACTTGACAAACTCGGTTGGTGCAGCACAACAACCGGTGTTCGTCACGAACGTAGAGTACACTGTCGAAGAAGTGGGCCACCATGTTCCGACAGCCATCTTGCAGTTGCGGTCACGAACGGCAGACGGCTCGCTTGTCACGACCGAGGTCGAGGGGTTTCGCCCCTACTTTGCGTTATCACAAGACGACTTTGTTGGTGATGCACTCGAGGTCTGTAATGATCGTCGCGTTATCGGTGCTGAAGTAGACTGTTCGCCATCAGTGTGGGCTGACACGATTGGTGTTGACGCAGACGACGTCGCAGCTCGTGACATCGAGCAGTATCTGTCTGACGAACTTGACGCCGACATCTATCACGACCCAGACCCGTACACGACAATCCATGACGAACCGGTTGCTCGTGTGTTCACGCGTGAGCCAGGCGACGTTGGCGGAAAGACAGGTATCCGTGCAGACCTCGATGTCCCAACGTTTGAGGCAGACGTGCCCTTTGTCGACCGGTTTCTGATCTCGACTGAGATCTATCAGGGCGCCCGTGTCGACCCAAGTGTTGACCGCATCCGCTATGAAAACTGGCCGGGTGAAAGCGACGGTCGCGAGTGTGTCCAGGAGATAGTGCCGACTGATGATCCACCAGATGTTGCTGCACGGATGGTGGTGTACGATATCGAGGTGGCCACGGAAGATGAGGGCTTCCCGAACCCAGAGCGCGCTATCCACCCTATCACCTCGATCTCCGCGTATGACTCATACACCGACGTGTATCGACTGTGGGGACTCACGAGTGACAGCTGGGAGCGCGATACTGACACACTTGAAGCTGACATCCGCGCTACACTACGTGAGCGTCCAGACTTCCCAGACGACACAGACAGCGGGCCAGATCTTGTTGACGTCACCCTGTTCGATGATGAAACACAGTTGCTTGAGTCGTTTCACAGCTGGGTGCTTGAGTGTGATCCAGACATCTTCACCGGCTACAATGCTGACGGCTTCGATACCCCGTATCTGATCCAACGCTCGTACAATGTGCAGGCACTCTCAATCAAACGCTACACGCCGACCGGCAACCCTGGTGTTTGGAAAGAGACGTTCGAGGGCAACGAGCAAGTCAACTTCTCGCTCAGTGGCCGATCGACACTCGACATCCTCGACGCGTACAAGAAGACACAGTTTCGCGAGCTTGACTCCTACACGCTTGCAGCTGTTGCTGACGCCGAGCTCGACTACGGCAAGCTCGATGTTGACGGTGACGAGCTGGATACCGCGTGGCACGAGCGCCCCGTCGAGTTCTATGCCTACTCAGTGCGAGATACACAAGCAACCGTCGGTATCGAACGCGAGGCGGGTCTCATCGATCTGTTCGAAAACCTTCGGCGCGTGACCGGCGCCCGGTATGAGCGTGCCGTGAACAACGGGCCGATGCTAGACACTCTGTTCTTGCGTCGCGCCTACGAGAAAGGCCTCGTGTTGCCCTCGAACACAGAGCCGGACGAAACAGTTTTCCATGGGGCCCGGGTTTTTGATCCCGTTCCTGGTGTACATAAGAACTGCGTATACCCCGACCTTTCGAGCTTATATCCGAGCCTCTTCGCAATGCTCAATCTTGGGTCTGAGACTATAATCGGAGGTAAGTCAGATCTTGAAGAATCTGAGTATACTGAGGACGACTGCTACAAGTTCCCGACAGACGAGAGGAGCTTCGCTACCGTTCCAAAAGGAGAGCCAATAGATCATATAGATAGTGATGAGTACAAAGGTGTGAAAACACCAGGCGGTGGCTTGCGACAAATGTTTGATCCACAGTATGACTGGCAGTATGTGCTAAAGCCCGAACACAACGAGTCGTTCATCCGTGACACCATCGATGATCTCATAGATCTCAAATATCAATATAAAGGAGAAATGTACAGTGCAGTGAAGCGTGTCGTAAATAGTTGCTTCACTCCTGACACAGAGGTAATGACTCCTGATGGAATCGTGAACATCAGAAATCTCAATGTTGGAGACTCTGTCTACTCTATCAACCCACATACAATGGAGGTCGAAGTGAAGTCAGTCACAGAGACAATAGAACGCCCGGAATACCGTGGCGATCTAGTAAATATACAGACTCAAGACATCGATCTCTCAGTCACTCCTGATCACGATCTACTGCTAACCTCTGATAGAAGAAAGGAAGATCTCTGGGAGGTCAGAGAAGCAGAAAATATCACAGAAGGTATGCAGTATGCTCTGCCCAGAGAATGGGATGTGTCTCACGGTAGCAGGGTTGAAACAGTGGACATCTCCGAGTACATAGATACAGGAGAATACCGTGCAGACGGTGGAGAACTTCAACACACTGGCAGTTGGCAGACATACAAATCAGTGTTCAACGCTGATGACTTCGTCCGGTTCATCGGGTGGTATGTAGCAGAAGGTACAGTCTCTGTCATAGAGAACCCCAACGGATCTACATCATATCGAATAACACTCACGCAAACAGAATCATCTGAATATCGGAAAGATATAGAAGATCTTCTGGACAGTATGGGGGTTAACTGGTACTGTAGCGACGATCGGCACTTGTGCTTCTACAACAAACCACTATCTCGTTTCCTCATCGAAAGGTGTGGTCGGTTGAGTCACACGAAACGGCTCCCAGACTTTGTTTGGGACATCTCGGAAAATCAGAAAAGATCTCTCTTCGATGCGATGTGTAATGGTGATGGAGATGAAGATCGGGATAGGTACAATACCACGAGTCCCGACCTCCGAGATGATGTCTGTAGACTCACACTTGAGTTTGGGAATAATCCTGCCTACCGTACAATAGAATATGACAATGGTGTTCGTCGGGACAAATATGTGATAAGGTACGGTGATAGTAAGAATATCTTCGTTCCTAGCAGGACTGAGAATGATACTGCTGACGATGGTGTATACTGTGTCCAAGTAGAAGACAACCACACACTACTTGCAGGACGAAACGGAAAGTTCCAGTGGGTTCCAAACTGCTATGGCGTTATGGGTGACTCTGCATCAGGCGGGAAAGGCTTCCGGCTGTACAACCGCCGTGTTGCTGAGGGGATCACGCTTGCCGGTCGGCTCACGATCACCCACACCGCAGAACAGTTCACGCAGTACCTCCAGGACAACTACGACCCCGACGCCACCCTCGTCGGAGGCGATACCGACTCGGCGACATCATCGATCCCGAACGCGCCGGACATGGAGACGGCGTGGGAGTGGGCACACGACGCCGTCGAGTACGTCGACGCCAGCTATGACGACTTCGCGAGCGAGACGTTCGATATGCCAGCCGAGGACCACCGGCTTGAAGTCGAGCTGGAGTCGTTGGCGTCAGCCCTGTTCTACATGGAGGGCGAGACAGATGAGTCATATCAGCAGTCTGACACCGGCATGCTCGTCAAACAGGAAGACACGCATGGGATCCGAAAGCGCTACGCGCAAGCTATCGTCTGGGACGATGACGATGGGTGGATAGACACAGCCGACCCAGACGAGGGGTACGACGAAGCGCTGAGTGACCCCGAGGATCGCTCTACGGTCAAGACACTCGAGACGCTTGACTACGACACCTTCGAGGACGGCCCACTCGACGGTATGAACCCGACCGATATCGTTTCGATAACCGGGTTCGAGTACGTGCGATCAGACTCAGCACACATCACGCGTGACGCACAGCAGCAGGTGTTGACACACATCCTGTTTGATCCGGAGCCGAAAGACCGCATCGAGTCATATCTCACCGAGACCGTCGATGCAATCGAAGCCGGTGACGTTCCGCTCGCTGACTTGGCACGCCCAAAGGGTATCTCACAAGACCTCGATGAGTACGGCTGGAAAGATGTCGACGAGCTCGATGATGACGACGTGACTGAGGCTATCGAACAGCAGGGGGGTACGTGGCGACAAACGCCGGGGCCAACGTACCGGGGCGCAAAGTACGCCGACGACTGGTTGCCATGGGAGCAGCTCGGCCCGGCCTCAAAGCCACGCAAGATCCCCATCGAGAAAGTGCGTGGCGATGACTACCCCCAGGTGTATGAGTACCACTCATACCCGGATGACGGCGCCCGTCCGGACCCACCGGAAGTTGGGCGCCCGGTCGATGCCATCGCCGTCAGCAATCCTGAGCGACTGCCAGATGCCTTCGTCGTTGACACAGACACCTTGATCGAGAAGACACTCGAAGACCGGCTGACAGACATCCTCGACACGATGGGGTACAGCTACGCGGACTTACTCGGCGAGGGGAACCAAGTCGGGCTCGACGCGTTCGTCTAGTCCGACCACACGCAGCCGTGTTCTATTACGCAGTAGTAACTACGGGTAGCATAGCTACCCTAGCTACTAGCAGAGCACAGCTCGGCATAGTAACCAACGGCTGCATCCAACAACTGCCTCTGTTGGTTAAGATTTAGCTCCAGCCCCAGTGATGCGTTGCGACACCGTGTTCGTCAAGCCGTGCTTTGACGGGGTCGGTGTCATACTCGGCAGTTCGGAGTTCGACCTCGCGAGTGTCGGTGTCGACGACTGCGTATTCTGCACGCCCACTATCGAGTGGCTGCCCAACACTGCCGGGGTTCACGACCGTGACGTTGTGGTCGCCATCAAACTGACTGCTGTCGATGGCGTGCTGCTCATGCGTGTGTCCGAGCAGAACGAGCGACACCCACTCCGGCATCGACGCAGCAACGGTAACAAAGTCACCTGGCGGAACACCCCGGTTGCCAGGCTCAAGCCCTGAGGCTTCAGCTGGCGTCGGTTTTGCGTGTGCACAGATCATCCCCACGTCTTTGTCGACAGTGTACGATGGATTGTCAACGACCCAGGATTGCGCGTCCATGCCAAGCATCGACAGCGTGTGGTTTCGCTCGTACATGGATAACGCCTCGTCGTTGACGTGGCCTTCGCCCCAGTAGATGACAGCCCGGTCGTGGTTGCCCGCAAGACAATACTGCGTGTGTTCTCGCATCCAGCTCACGGTTGCACGGGGAAAGCCTCCAAGCCCAACGAGATCCCCACAACAGACGGTTACGTCGACAGCTGGCGCATCAGCTGCGACCGCACGGAGCGCAGGGTAGTTGGCGTGCACATCGCTGATGACGAGCATCCGCATACACGCGGTACTGTCTCACAACCAATAAGTATGTTGCCTGCCTACAGCTACACGCTAGCTTGCAATACAATTAAGTACGTGTGTCGTATACATCGTGTGTATGGTTGCCAGAACTGAGACTGCTATACGGAACCCAACGCCCGATACATGCTTCGGAAAGTAACGCGCAACGTCTACGTCTGTGACACCGCGTATATGGAGTCGAACGCAGACGTGACCTACGATATGTTCGACATGGCCGTCTGTGTCGCTGGCGAGCCACGGCCAGGCTGGTTCGACTGTGACCACGACACTATCCAGGTCGACGATAGTCAGGATGCAGACGTGATGCACCGGTCGTATCACCAGTTTGCCCACGCTGTTGATCTCGTTGTTGCACAGCTTGCGACCGACAACTGCGTCTGTGTGTACGGCACGCAGGCAAACAACGGGGCTGCCTCGGTCGCGATGACTGCGTTGGCACGACACGAGGAGTGGGCGTACGAAACCGCACACGCGTCGTTGAACCAGGCACTCGAGGAGTTCTTCCCGAGTGTCATCTTCGAGTCGTTTGCCATCGCACACCTCGCGACGCACGGCAACGACATCTATGCGAGCCCCGACGACACGGCGGATACAGTTACGGTTGACGCCTAACGCAGTGTGGTGGTACACAGTTTCTGTGTCCGTGCATAACACTTACGTATGTT